AACAAAAAGCTAAAATGGCAGCAAGACGGGCTGTCTCCAAAAAAAAGAAAGCAATCGAAAAGATTGAAAACAAACTTAAATCAAAGAGACATAATCTTAAACAAACGACTGAATTACTCAGCAAACTCGAAAGCGATAAGAAAACCGAGCAGGGGAAGGTAGTTACTCCAAAAGAACTTACCGTACTTCCAAAAGCTTTACAAGCTGAAATAGATTCAGGCAGTCATGTAGTATTTCATCCTAATGAAGGACCACAGACAGAGTTCTTAGCTGCAGACGAAAAAGATGTATTGTATGGTGGTGCTGCCGGTGGTGGTAAATCATACGCTATGTTAGTTGACCCATTAAGGTATGCACATCGCAAAGCACATCGAGCCTTAATACTTAGAAGGTCTATGCCAGAGTTACGAGAACTCATAGACAAATCCAGAGAATTATACCCACAAGCATTTCCCGGATGTAAATTTAGGGAAGTTGAAAAAGTGTGGAACTTTCCAAGTGGAGCAAAGATAGAGTTTGGTTTCTTAGAAAGAGATGCAGATGTATATCGTTACCAAGGACAAGCCTACTCATGGATTGGCTTTGATGAAATAACTCACTTACCTACAGAATTTGGTTGGAACTATTTAGCCTCACGTCTTAGAACAACTGACCCTGAAATTAAAACTTACTTACGCTGCACTGCTAACCCCGGTGGTATCGGAGCTTCGTGGGTCAAGAAAAGATATGTAGATGCATATACTCCTAATGAATCATTCTTAGGTGGTGATGGTTTAACACGTAAGTTTATTCCTGCACGATTAACTGATAACCCATACTTATCAGAAGATGGAGTCTATGAGCAAATGCTTATGTCATTACCTCCTGTTCAAAGGAGACAACTACTAGAAGGTAATTGGGATATTAATGAAGGAGCAGCTTTTGTAGAATTTGATTCAGATATGCATATTGTAACACCTTTTCAGATTCCTATAACTTGGGAACGAGTAAAAGGCATTGACTATGGATACGCTTCTGAAAGTGCATGTATTTGGGGTGCTGTAGATAGAACAGATGGAACACTTATTATCTATCGTGAATTGTATCGAAAAGGCTTGACAGGTGAAGATTTAGGTGCTATAATAACAGAAATGGAGATGGAAGACCCTTTTTCTGTTTCTGGTGTATTAGATACTGCTGCATGGGCAAGAACTGGTACAACTGGACCAACAGTAGGAGAGTCGCTTGTTAGGCAAGGACACAAGCTTAGACGAGCAGATAAAAATAGAATACAAGGTAAAATTCAGATTCACGAATATTTAAAAGTACAACCAAGCGGAAGACCTAAGTTACAAATATTTAATACTTGTCCTAACTTAATAAAAGAATTACAAAGTATACCTTTAGATAAACGTAATCCTGAAGATGTAGACACACACGCTGCGGATCATGCGTATGATGCGTTGCGTTATCTTATTATGAGTAGACCTAGAATAAATAATCCAATGGATAATCTTCGTCAATATCATAGAGATTCAGTTTATAAACCTGTTGATGAAACATTTGGATATTAAGTATGGCAGAAGAAGATAACAAACCTCTACAACCGGCAGGGCTACTTGATGCTAACGCAGTCTATTTTGAAGAAGTAGAAGGTGAAGAAGGTTTAGAATTATCTTTAGAAGAAGATCAAAAGCTAAACTTAGCAGGACTTATTAAGAGTAGGTTTCAAGCAGCAGAAGATGCACGAAGCTCACACGAAGATAGATGGATTACAGGCTATCAGAATTTTAGAGGAATATACGGAAAAAGAATTAAATTTAGAGAATCTGAAAAGTCTAGAGTATTTGTTAAAGTAACAAAAACAAAAGTACTTGCAGCATTCGGTCAATTAATTGACGTTATATTTGGAACAGGAAAGTTCCCAATAGGAATTTCTGAAACTAAAATGCCAGAAGGTGAATCATCTATGGCACATTTAGATACACAGAATCCAGTGCCGGGTATTGAAACAAGCCAAGCTGAAACAACTCCTGCAGAAGTTGAAAGCCCATATGATGTGGGTTATGAAGGTGATGGGAAGGTTTTAAAACCCGGTGCTACTTTTTCAGATGGTAAATTTCAAGAAAGGTTTTTAGAAGAATTAGCTAAAGAAGAAGGTAACTACGTTCCCGGACCAAGTGCTAATCCACAAGATTTAGAAATAAGTCCTGCACAAAAAGCTGCAAGACGTATGGAAAAATTAATCCATGATCAAATTGAAGAATCTAATGGAGCTTCTGAATTACGTAGTGCATTATTTGAATCTGCTATGTTAGGTACAGGAATTATTAAAGGACCATTTAATTTTAATAAAACTGTACATAAATGGGATGAAGATGAAGAAGGTAGTCGAACTTATAATCCTTTAGAGGTTCGAGTACCAAGAATAGAATTTGTAAGTTTATGGGATTTCTTTCCAGACCCCGCAGCTACAACTATTGAAGAATGTGAGTATGTAATTCACAGACACAGATTAAATAGAAGTCAATTTAGAGCATTAAGTAAAATGCCTTACTTTGATAAAGATGCTATTCGTGAGTGTCTAATGATGGGTGGTAACTATGAAAAACGTAGTTATGAAGATCAAATTAGAGATGAAGATATAGATGAATATGCATTACCACAATATGAAGTATTAGAATATTGGGGTGTAATGGATGCAGCTTACTTACGTAATGTAGGAGTTGAGCTATCAGATGAAATAGATGATCTTGACGAATTACAAGCTAATATTTGGGTGAGTAATGGAAAAATACTAAGAGCAGTAGTTAATCCATTTACACCGTATAGAATACCTTATCATGCTTTCCCATATGAAAAGAACCCTTATAGTTTTTTTGGTGTAGGTGTAGCAGAAAATATGCATGACTCACAACAGATTATGAATGGTCATGCAAGAATGGCGATTGACAATTTAGCCTTGTCAGGTTCTCTAGTGTTTGATATAGATGAATCTGCTTTAGTCGGAGGACAAAGCTTTGAAGTGTATCCGGGCAAAATATTCCGAAGACAAGCCGGAATGCCCGGTCAGGCGATACACGGAGTTAAGTTTCCAAACACATCAACTGAAAATATGATGATGTTTGACAAGTTTAGACAGCTTGCTGATGAACAGACAGGTATACCTAGTTACTCACATGGTCAAACCGGAGTACAAAGTATGACTAGAACTGCATCAGGAATGTCTATGTTATTAGGTGCAGCAAGTCTTAATATCAAAACTGTTATTAAGAACTTAGATGACTTCTTACTTAAACCTTTAGGAGAAGCATACTTCCAATGGAATATGCAGTTCTTAGAAGATAAGCTTGGAGTTGTAGGTGATTTAGAAGTAAATGCTACTGGTACAAATAGTTTAATGCAGAAAGAAGTAAGATCACAAAGATTGACTACATTCTTACAAACTGCACAGAATCCTGCTATTGCACCATTTGTTAAGATGTCTAAATTAATTAGTGAACTTGCCTACAGTCTTGATCTTGATCCAGATGAAATACTTAACGATCCAGAAGAGGCTGCTATCATGGCACAAATAATAGGAATGCAAAATAATGTTGGACAAGAATCAGGCTCGGAAGTTAGCACCTCTGGTCAAGAACAAGAAGGAATGGGCGGTCTTGGTGGAGTACCTCAATCACCTCAAGACCTTGGAGTTACAGGTACTGGCGGTGGCAACATCGGAGTTGGAAATGTTCCGCAGTCAGGGGAAGCTGAATTTTCTGGCACACCTAGAGCAGTTGGAGAGTAAGGTTGACGAAGCCTTAAAAAGACAGGAAGAAATATAATGGCACAAACTTTTGAAGATAGTATACCCGCTTTTGTTGATAAGATGGCAAAGCTTAGTATGGAAGATGTTGCACTTACAAAAAATAGAGATAAATTTATTCAAGAAGAAATTAAAGAAAAAGTAAATGTAGGTAATCGATTACTTGAAGATAGTGAATATAACACTTCTTATTTTAATAAAGCTATTAAACAACGAAGAAGAGAACTGGCAGAAGCAGCTAATCCATTAGGAGCTAGGACAGGAAGAATGCCCATGAAAGAGGGAGGATTTCCAGATTTAACAGGAGATGGTAAAGTTACACAAGCTGATATATTAAAAGGTAGAGGTGTATTTCAAAAAGGTGGAGATGTAAAAAATCAAATGGAAATGATGCTAGGCACAGAAGAAGAAATGCCTATGATACCTGATGAACAAATGGAAGAGGATTATGTAGATTATGTTATAGAAGAAACATTGTCTAATCAAGATAGAAATTATTTAATAGATGCTCTCGAAAAAGATGACAGACTAAGTGAGATATTCGATCAAGTAGTCGAGAGTGCAACAGAATTTACTGGTTCTGGAACTGTAGAAGGTCCGGGAACAGGTAAGTCCGATTCGATACCTGCAAGGTTATCGGATGGGGAATTTGTCTTTACTGCAAAAGCAACTGAAGAAATCGGAGCAGATAATTTAATGCGTATGATGAAAGATGCAGAAGCTGCTGTAGATGAAAGACAACAACTAGCTAATGGCGGTAGTCCAATGGCAAGGGAGGAAGAAGTAATGGTTGCTCCACAAGAACCAATACAACAAAACATTAATGTGACTAAAACAACACTTGACAGTGCTTCAGTAATGCCAATGCAAGACGAAGATTCTGTCAGTAAAACTGTTAAAGAAAACATGATGCTCGACCCTTATCAAAGACACGTTAGAAGCTAAACTCGGTAGGCTACTTACGTCAGTAACCCCTACTAAATTTATAACCTTTAGCTACCTTGTTAGATCAAGCCCCTAATTAAAAAGACGTTTTTAGAATAGGCTACCTTGAGGTAAGCACAAGCCCTAAAAGGAGAAAGAAAATGGCAGAAGTTGAAAATATACAGGAAGAATCTGTTGAACCAACACCTAACCCGTACAATCTTAAAAAGGATTGGCATACAGATGATGTAATGCCAAAACATGGAGAAACTGCGGAAGGATTGTTTTTTGAGAAGCCAGAAACTAAATCTGAACCAACACCAGTAGAAACTGAAACTGTTGAAGAAGATAAAGTTTATAGCCAACCAAATTACAAAAAAAGATATGATGACTTAAAAAAACATTATGATTCAAGGCTCTCGGAGTTTAAACAAAGAGAACAAGAATTGATAGCTGAAGCTACAGCAAATAGACCGGAGTATCAAGCTCCAAAAACTGCTGAAGAGTTAGAACAATTTAAAGCTGAATATCCTGATGTTTATGAAGTAGTTGAAACTGTAGCTCACTTGCAAAGTGAAGATAAAGTTGCTGCATTGCAACAACGTCTAGATGCTTTACAAGAGCGTGAAACAGAAATACTAAAAAGAGAAGCTGAAAAAGACTTGATGGCAAAACATCCAGACTTTACAGAACTCCGTAATAGTGAAGAGTTTCATCAATGGGCAGAGGCTCAACCCGAAGAGATAAAAGATTGGATTTATAATAATCCTAATAATGCATCTCTTGCAAGTAAAGCTATCGATCTTTTTAAAATGGAAAATGGAATAACTCCTATAAACTCAAGCCAAAACAAATCGGAAAGAAGTTCTGCTGCTGATATGGTGTCTACCAAGACAACAACAGTAGATGAGAAACAACCGAAGATTTGGACACAACAGGAAATCGCTGCTTTACCTATGGCTGAATATGATAGACTTGAAAAAGAAATCGATAAAGCTGTAGAAGAAGGCAGGGTTATTTAATAACAAAGTTAATAATATTCTAGGAGAATAATTATGGCATTTAATCAATCTGATCAATTTTTTGAGCAGTCAACTGATACTAATGGTAACTTTGGTAATTCCGTAAGTGGTCAAACTAACTCCTTCTTCTTACCGAAAGTCTATTCTAAAAAGGTTTTAAACTTTTTCAGAAAGGCTTCCGTTGCAGAAGCAATCACTAATACTGATTATGCAGGAGAAATATCCGCTTTCGGAGATACTGTAAGAATCATTAAAGAACCTGTCATCACTGTCTATCAATATGAAAGAGGTGCTGACGTAACTAAAACAGCATTAACAGACCAAGAACTAACATTGACTGTTGATATTGCAAACGCTTTTAAATTCATCGTTGATGATATTGAAACTTCAATGTCTCACGTGAACTTCAAAGAAGTTGCAAGTTCATCTGCTGCATACGCATTGAGAGATGCTTTTGATGCAGGTGTTATCGCAGAAATGTTCTCAGGTGTATCTTCAAGTTCACCTGATCACGTTATCGGTTCTGATAGTTCAACTGCTGATGCTACAATGACTCACGCTACAAACTCAGTAGACCTTTTAGGTTCTGACGGAACTGGTGTTGATCCTCTAGACCTTATGGCTAGAATGGCTAGATTGTTAGACGACCAAAGCATCCCTGAAGAAGGAAGATGGTTCTTAGCACCACCTTCATTCTATGAAGAGCTTTCGGCTGCTGACTCTAAACTTCTATCTGTTGACTTCAACGCAGGTCAAGGATCATTGAGAAATGGTTTAGTATCAAGTGGTAAATTACGTGGATTTGATATGTACAAATCTAATAATGTTGCTAGTACGTCTAACGCTACTGGTAAAGTATTAGCAGGACACATATCGTCTA